ATCAAATGTTTCAAATCTATCTGTTGTTACGGATTTACCTGTTAATAAACTACCATCAGAATCAAATAAATATTTATAATCATCATCTTGTAAAATAGACTCTGTAGGTTTGGATGTAAATCTGGATGGGTATATAATATTTTCAATACCACCGTCGTCTACGTATGATAATCTTACGTAGTGCACGTAATCTTGGGGCATTGGCATAGATAAACTTGTGCCTAATTGTATTTCTTGTATTTTTTCAACTCTTGAAACATCATAGCTAAATTCTTGTATGCCTCTTTTAGCATGGAATAACACATCTGTTTTTTTAACATTATCTATAATTTTCCCATCGCCTACATAGGCAACTAGATAGTTATTTATTAAATCGTTTAAAGATATATATCTATAGCTTCCAAACCTTTCTGCTTTTGCAAATTCTTTTACCTCAACTATTAATCCATTTTTTGGCGAACCATCTGCTTCTAAAACATCTGTGTTTAACGAATTACCAGTAAATGTAACTGTTGGTGAGGAATAGCTATAATTAGCTGTATTTATTTCTTTACCATTTACAAATATTTGTATATTGGCTTTAATTGCTGGTAAAGTTGGGAAATAAACTGTTGTTAATGTAAAAGCTGTGGTGCTTCCATTGCCCGTAAAACTTTGTGACTGGCTATAATAAGCCTGTTGTGTTACATTTATTAATCCCATTTATATTAATTTTCTAGTTGAATAATTTTACTTTCTTCAGTATTTGCTATTTGTACTATAGCAGGATCTTTAATAATAACCCCTACATATGCTAATATTTTTACAACCAAATCAACTTCATCCGATTCATGCAATTCAAAATTTACTGAATTTGTTGAATCCCAGGCGTACGAGCTATTTGCTCCCGATGTATAAGCCCATATTGGGTCAGCTGGCAATTTTATATAATCTATGTTAGCTGATGATAATGTTGTTGGAAATAATTTTATATTACTTCCTTCTCTATAATAAACTGGATATGAAGTTGAAGGAGCAGTTAATTTAGAAGCATTAATATACGATAAATCAGATTTATTTACTTCTTGTATATTTATTGTTCTATCAGTTGTAAATATATTAATTACTCTATATAAATCCGAAGGAACTGGAGCAACACCTGTTGTTATAACTAATGCCGCTTCTTTAGAAAATAAATCAATTTTTTCTTTAATGTTTTTTGGCAAATTAGCGTACTCGTTACTAGTAATAAAACTTTTTCTTTTATTCATAGCTTTATTATAATCATAAAAAGCTTTTTCTAAAAGATCAAGCTGAACTTGTCTTCCAATCCTATTAAATTGATCAGGTGTTAAAAACCCTCTGCCTTCTTTATTTATTATTGAGAGTACAGCTCTATAAACTTTATTTACTGATATTGCCATAATATTTTTATGTAATGATTAAGCCGCATTTAGCGGCTCAACCACTATCGACTTTATTTTAATCTTTTTTCAATTGTTTGATAAACTTCAACGCCTTCATCTGTTTTAAACCAAGCAGCTAACGCTGAATATGGGTTTTCATCAAATGGTACTGTTAAAAGTTTTCTACCTGTAGATACCCAAGTAAATGTTCTTTGATCACTTGAAAGTTTAATTAGATTCATTTCCGTGGCTTTTATACCAATGTTTCTAATATTTATGTTTTCGTCATTTGCTAACTCTAAGAACAATTCTGGATTGTTTCTAGCAAATAATAACAAATCTCTTTTAAGCTCCTTAGAAGTCATGCTAGATACCTTATTTCCGATCTCAGACCTCAAAATTGCTTCTGCATGATCAACATCTATTTGTGTTGCTGTATTTAATGCTTCAATTTCTAATTCAATAAAGCTTAAATCATTTTCAGCTATTTGTACAGGATTATATTCTGCAAATCTTTTCCCATTATCGGGATGAACTGCTAAAAATTTTTGTAATGTTTGTTTTTCTTTTGGAACAAAAAGTTTGCCATCTCTAAATGAAATATGCGACAATCTTTGTGGTCCTTTCATTTCGTCTGTAAATATTGTTTTTTGATTTTCACAATATTTAATTTCTCTTTCATAACCCATTTCTTCATCAAATAATAAAATGCCTTTACTCTTTAATGTGAATACTATAGGTGTTTCGTTTATAGTTAATTCGTATAACTTATCTTTTATTTCCCATTTAGGTTGCTTAACCTCAACAGGTTTTGTTTTTGTTTTTGTCATGATATAATAAAATAAAAATGTTAATAAAGGTAAAGATTACCCCCGTAGTTACAACGAGGGTAAAATTTACTTTAAATATTAAGAATCAAATCTAACGAAGTTGTTTGCAGCTTGAACTACTAAACATCTTTCTGATAGATAGTGAACTTCCATGTTGTCAGTTCCAGTTGTAGAAGCTCCACCTACTGAACCTGTAATCCATGTTTTAAGTTTTCTATCATCAGCTTCACTAGCTCTATATCTTACGTGAAGGAAAGGTCTTCTTACGTTTTTCCCAAGATTTTGGTCATAAACTGAAGATGTACCAGCAGGCACTAACACTCCTTTTAATGAACCAACATTTCCTCTTGTAGATTTATCGTTAAGATATTTCCAGTCAGTTTTATAGAATTCGTAACCGCCTCTTTTGAAACCATTAAATCCAAGATTTAACGCCATATCTTCTGAGTTGTTGAATGCACCAAAGTTTAATGCTCCAGAAATATTTGGATTTAAACCAGCTACCATATCATCAATGTGAAGATTAGATGCTCTATCTAAGAATAACATGTTTTCAGAAATTGAACCTTGTGAATCTAATTCAGCAATTAAAGCATCAAAATCCCCAAGTTCATCAGCAACAGCAGACTCGCTATCAAAGAAACTTGTAGCTACAATACCTCTATTACCAATTGCAGATAATAAACCTTCAGATCCTTCGGGAATATCAGCATGAGCAGTTCCATCAGATTTTTCTGCTTCAATAACTGCCATCTCTAAATAATCCTCAAATCTTTTAGTTGTATCACCTTGAGATTTTAAATACCATAAATAACCTGATTGTCCATTTTCACCAGATACTTCAACCCAACCAATCTGAGCAGCGTCAGAACCAGCAATTTCAAAGTGATCTTTGATAATCATTGGTTTGTTAGTTAACGATAAGAAGTTTGGCTCAATAGCACCAGTCATTGCAACGCTACCTTTCTTAAATTCAGAACCATAAACAAATAGTTTAATAGTTTGAGAAGAAGCTGCTGTAATGCCTGCTAAATCATCTACGTTTTCTGCACCGTAAGGTTTGATAGTTAAAGCAGATACAGAACCATCATCCTGTACAAAACCTTTAAATACTACACCTTCTACTTCACAAACTACTGTATTTCCAACTCTTAAAGCAATTTCATTACCAGTTAATGAAGAACCACTTGTGTTGTCAATATTTTTTACAGCTGATAAAACACCAGTTGCAGTTGCTACAGTAGCTTGGTATGCTATGTGTAATCTACCTTGCTCAGACCAAATTACTTGATCAGAAGCCATAGGCATCTCAGCACCTAACATTTGGATAAATCCAGAAATAGATCTATCACCATATTTTTCTACTTCGCTTTCGTAAAGCTCAGGTAGATATTGCTTAGTCCAACCATCATTTCTAATATCTAAGAATGAAGATGGAGAAGCTATTTTTTGTACGCTAGGAGAGACTAATCCAGCCGTCCCTAACGCGAAACTTGCATCACTTGCCATTTTAAATTAATTTTTTTTTGTTAATAATTTTTTAGTTTAATTTTTAGCCCTGAATTATTATCCCCTGAAATAGCTCTTACTTTTATTCCTCCGGTTTCAACATAACCATCTGCAGTTTTTCTAGGATCCATATTAATGTTCTTAGCTTCTGCAGTCATTTGTTTTATGGCATCTGCTTTGCCTTGCTCATAAAAGTGGTTTGCTATTGCATCAGGATTTTTAGCCGCAAATAAAGCCTTGTGAAAATCGCCAGCATTATTAAGAAGATTATTCTCATTAACGTATTTATCAAAAACATTTGATAAATTTTGCGATTTTACTTGGTTTACATCTTTAACATTAAACCTGTATTTTTTGTCTCCAACGGCAAAATTAAAACCTTTAAAATTGTCATTAAAAACTTTACTTGTTTCTTGTTCAAAATGTTGTGTTTGCTTTGCTAATAATTCATCAGCTGATTTTTGCTCTTCAGTGTATTGGTTAAAAAATTCTACCGCTTTTTGTTGCTCAGGAGCTAACTTAGAACCCAACTTGACTTCTTTGTAATATTGATCCTTAAGACCTGTTAAAAAGTTTTTAGCATTTGCAACCTCTTCTTTAAGAGCTAATTTTTTTCTTTTTATATCTCTATCCTCATCTACTTCTTCGTCATATGAAAAATTATCTTCCATAAGGAATTGTATTTCATCATAACTTAAATGAGGTTTTGTTTGTTTATAATATTCCACTAACAATGTACTTTCATCCACGTTAGTGTAATCTGCATTTAATCGAACGTAATCTTCAATAGTACCGCCCGTTTCATTCATGAACTTTACTAGGTCCATCATGTTTTCAGGATATTCTACTTCCGGTTTTTTGGCTTCAACTTTTGTTTCTTCAACCGGTTCAACTTTGCTTTCTTCTTGCTTTGCAGCCGCCGAAGCTTCGTTACTACTGGTTTCATCATCTGTTACTTCTTCTAATACTGGTGTTTCTTTTTCTTCTACTTGCTCTTCTTTTTCTTGTCGTACTTCTTGCAATTCCACTTCGGTTTTTTCCCCAGCTTCCTCATTCTCGCTGCTTCCGCGTAACACGCCATCTTCTGTTTTTTGTTCTTGAACGGCATCCTGTTTTTGTTTAGGTTCGTTTAAATTTACTTTGTACATTCCAGAATCTTCATCAAAGCTTGTAGCTTTTTTCTGTAATGCTTCTTCTTTTTCTTGGATAGACGGTTCTTCAGCATCTACCACTTTAGCTTTAATTTCTGCCATAATAAAATATTATATAATTGTTTAAAAAAATTTATCTTGGTTCAAATTGCTCTAAACCAAATCCACCCAATGTGTCCATACCTGCAGACTCAAAGGTTTTTGGTGGTTTGCCAGATTTTCTCTGGTCTATAAGTTCACTTTGTTGCGAAGCTTGTATTTTTGTTCTTTCGTCTTTACGGTCTTCTTTATACTTCTCTTTATTTTTAATCACATCTGCTTCTACCGTTTTAAGCTGCATATTTAAATCAAACTCAAATTGCATCAATTCTTTTTTAATTTGAGCCTCTCTTTCTAGTTTTTGAATATCAAATTGTGATTGAGCTTGTGCAATTTGCACTTTACTTTCTGCAACGCCTTGTTGTTTTTGTATTTCTGCCGCTGCAGAAGCTTGGCTAGATTGAGCATTAGCCTGTGACTGAGCTTCAATATTTCTTTGTGAAATAGCTTGATCTTGTATTAATTTTTTTCTTCTTCTAATTTTTAATAATTGATTAGCTAATTTTAGATTTCTAACTTCTCTCACATCGATTGCATCTTCAAGAAATATTTGGTCTTTTTGTAAAGCCATTTGTATATTATTCTCTAGCAATTGTTTTTCTTCTTCGTCTGGTGTTAGTTCTAAAAATATACCAAAATCATGAATATGCAAGTTTTTTATTTCATTTAAATTACCAACATTAAATTTACCTAATGATTGTAAAAATTGTTGATTAGTATTTGAATATTCTAAAACATCTGCTACACGTAACGAAATAGCTTCTGCTGTTTTTAATGTTAAATATAAACCACCTTGTAATATATGTCTTGTTGCCGTATTACTATTAGCTGCCGCTAATTTTTGTAACCCAACTAATGCATTTTTATCAGGCGTGCTTCCATCTCTTGCTTCATTTAATCCTGTAACATCTCGCATCATTTGTAAATAATAATTATAAGATTGAATTAAACTACTTATTTTATTATTACCGCCAGACGATTGTAATTCTTGAATAGGCACTCTTCCATTATTAAACTCACCGTCCTGTGTCATTGATCTACCAATAACAGAACCTGTTTGGAAGTACATGTTTAATGCTTCTTGTGGATTATAATTTGTTCCATTACCTAAATCCACCTCAGCAATACCATCCGCATCTAAAAATACTCCGTTTGGAACCATTCTTGAGAGTACTTGCTGTAATTTAAGATGCGTTATTTGAATCATATCTGCAAAACTTGTCATTCTGCTAACTAATGACTCAGGCTTTCCTTTATATATTCTTGGAGCTATTATATTATAGCTCATTTGTACTTTAGTGATGTCAGATTTAGGTCTTGTCATGTTAACAGCCTTTTGCCACCTTAGTAACTTATTAAATCCTACTATTTTTGCACCTTCGTATAATACTTCAATTGATCTATTTACTTTTTCAAATCTAGCTCTATTATCTCTTGGCGGATTGAAAGTATCATCTTTTTGTAATGCTTTATCTGCGCCTGTAGATGTTTCTTTTATTTTATAAACTTGGTTTTGGTATGTTTTATATTCAAAATATAATACGTATACATAATTTCTATCTTGACTTTCAGCTGTATAAGATTTATTATATAATTTTGAATTACCAGAGCCGTATCCTTCTAAGTCTTCTATATCTTCTGTTGTTAATTCTGGGAATTGTTTTTTAAGTTCCGAAATAGGCACTCTTCTTACTTCACCCACATAATACAAATCATCAAAATATGGAGAGTCAGTATAAGAATAGACTAGATCAGCTGGATCTACGTAATCTATTTTTATACCCTCTGCGGTATTGAAACTATTTTTAACGCAACCCATGCCGAGTACCGTTATATCGTAGTCTACTCTTTTCTTTAACAAATCGTATTTATTTAAATCAAAAACATTATTTATTGCTTGCTCTTGAGCTATTTCAATACTTTGTTTGTAGTTTAATTGCATGTGCAAAGATAATTCTTCATCATCTTCTGGTAATGTTTCTTTGTTATTATTAAACGTATCTAATCCGGTTTGGGTTTCGACGTTTTCTTTAAAATCAAACAGGCGCATGTCCTCAACAATACCCTTAACATAATCTGTTCTTTGTTTTGTAGCAATGCTATCAACCGAATAAGCTTTTAAATCATAAGCTCTTTCTGCAATACCATTAACAACTATATCCACAAATTTTGGAATAATAGGAACCGGTTTCCAATCTAAATTTAAATACGATAAATCACCGTTAATAGACAATTCGTTTTTATATTTTTGTATACTTTGTTCGCCCCTTGCATATAACCTTAATCTATGAAAATTATCTCTATTTGCAAAATAACGCGAGCTACCCGAGTCTTTTTTAAACCATTCAGATTCAATAGCTTTGCCTATTTCTAATCCGTATTGGTTGCTAGCCTTTTTAGTATCAGATACCGCTTGGCTCGGAAATATACCTCTTGTTAGTACTTTATCCATTTATTCTATTATTTTTGAAAAATTGCCTTTATTATTGTATTTAGCAAAACTAAAATTAACTTTATTTTTTAATTGTATATTTGGTTTGGGGGCGTACAAATTTTTGT